TTCTGCGTCGCCATGATGCTATCTGTGCAAGTCTCAGTTCCTCTGCGTGAGCCGCCTCCTGCTCGGCAACGATCCGCTGCCACATCTCTTCAAACTTACCCCACAGTCCAGCCAACTCCGGCGGGCTGCGGTACACCATCGTCTCTCGTATCTCAGCCATCATCGCGTCTAGCCTTGATGTAATCAGAATGCGCTTTAGTGCCCGCCTGCCAATACTCTCTTCACCCTTGTACACCTGCTTTGCTTCTAACTGCTCCTTCAGGAACACCTTGCTGATCGCATCGTACGCATCCATCAAAGCGCCTAACTGATTGCCGATGTCGGTAAATACGTCGTTCGGGTCAGCCTTTGCTATCTCCTGCACTCGCTGCACTTCCGCCATGTACTGCTGCTTTTGTATAGGTGTCGGGTCTACTATCTTGTTGTACTGCTCCTTCAGGTCTTTCAGTACGTCGCTTACATCCCCCGCTGCGCCCTTGATGTCTTTGTAAAGTTTGCATCCAGCTTTTACTGCCGCAACAGCGGCGTTAGCAGCGGCGAGTAGGGTTAGCGGGTCAATGTGTTACTCCGTTAAGTTGTAGCCCATTGAGCCTTTGGAACTGGAGGCCATACGGGATTAGCAACAGGGTTTAAGTATAAATCTCTAATTTGAGTTCTATACGCTGTAAATTCTGATGAATTAACTAGGATTGCTTTTACATCAGGAAGCTCAGAATAGTCCGTATCTTCAAGACGCTGCTTTGCCTTGTACTTACAGTCTTCTACTAATTCTTCAGGGGTTGGTCCGGGAGGGTGTTGGTGGTTGTAGTCTGCAACATCCCATTCCTGCAAACAAATATCTGCCCATGCGGGCAGTTCTGTGATGTCCTGATTTGGTGAGTAATCCTTAAACTCAATCCAACCACTAACATCCGCCCATTGCAAGGCGCGTACATTTGCAGGTACCGCAGACATATTTAGCGATGAATAAACTACACCGTCTTTATATACGGATTGATCAGCAGGTATGATTGTTAAACGCATGACTACCTCTTCATGGAAATTTGTTGAGTGGGTGAAACAGCGGCGGCGGCTAAAAGAACTTGTTGTGAACTTTCATTAGCTTTTACCATCTCATTCCTAAAAGACTCTACAGCCGCACCTGTCTGCCGCTGCTGCTGGCTGTTTTCAATCAGTAACACCGGAAGCCAAGTGACAGCACAAGCCCATTCATCAACTTCTTTGCCTGTGTTTGGATTATGCCCACGCACCTGTGTAAACCAAGCGCATTGCATCTGAACGCAGTCTTTTTTAATAAGTGGGCAATATGTGCCGGGTTTAAGCTCCATACAAATTAGTCCTTAGAAGCAATAATAACGTCAACGTACTGCACAGCTAAATTGATAGCTGTACCCGAAAAACTATGCGAGTGTGAACCGCCACCACCAGTGTTTGCTGTATCAAGGTTAGGTATAAATGTAGTTGGGTTTGCTTGTAGATTAGCTCCTACGTTCGGTGTTGCACTGCCACCAGCAGTTGAACTAAAACGCTGTTGCGGGTGAGAGTGCGCCGGTATTTCAGAAGTAGCTAGCGTAGTTGACCCGACAGAACCTACTACAGACTTGCTTGCGAAAGCAGTAGAAAAAGCAACTGAACCGCCAGTGCTTACCGATCCACTTACAACACGTAGGGCTACATCATTGTACGTAGTTACTTTAGTCCATCCGGTTGGTGCAGATGATTGCTGAAATAGTAAACGTGTGCCGGAAGCAAAAAACGCCGGAGTAGCCTGCCATGTGGGTAGAGCGCCAGCACCGTTTGAGGTAAGTACCTGTCCTGAAGTCCCAAGACCTGAAACGGACTGAAACGCACCGGTAGAAGTAGTACCCCCACAAAGTACGGAATAGGCCGTGCGGGAAGAAACTCCGGTACCCCCGCTTGGTACGCCCATAGGAGAGCCAAGCGTTAGCCCCCCGGCTATGTAGTCAAGCTGCTCAACAACATTTATACCATCACAACGCAACAGAGCCGTTCTCCCAGCAGGAACAACAATGCCGGAACCAGAGGCGGTTTTAACTGTAACCGAATATGTAAGGTCTACATTTTTAACAACATACAGTTTGGTTACCGCAGGGACATTAACGGTAAAGTTAGCCCCCGTGGTCGTAGCTAATTGTAGGGCTGCGCACCGTGCCTGATCGGCAGCACCATTTACTGTAGTCAGCGTATAAGGGCTGGTAATAGTGGTTATTGCCGCCATCCCCGATATGGCGTCTTCAATAATAGTGCCCAGATTAGTATTGGTTGTAGTGCCCCAAGTACCTGATTGCTCACCGGTAGCAATTAATTCGATCCGTAGGTCGGTGGAAAATGAACTAGGCATAGCTGTTCCTTAATCTTTTGTTGCAACAATAACGTCAACGTACTGCACAGCCAAGTTGATAGCCGTGCCGGTAAAAGTGTGGGTATGCGCGTCTTGCGTATGGTTGTGTGAGCTACCAGTAAACGAGGAGCTATACGAAGGGTTTGTAAAGCCATGGCTGTGTCCACCTCCACCGCCCGTATTTGTTGTATCGAGGTTAGGTATATATGTAGCTGGTGAAAGTCGTAGGTTAGCTCCTACGGTCGGGGTTACAGTGCCACCACTAGTTGAACTAAAACGCTGCTGTGCGTGAGCGTGTGCGGGTATTTCAGAAGTAGCCAGCGTGGTTGAACTGACCGAACCACCACCACTAAGCGTCGTGGAAACCGAACCCCCAGCGGTTGTGGCTTGGTTAGTAGCCGTTGTGCTGCTATTGGTGCCGCTTACGGCTTGGCTTGCAAACGCCGTAGTAAACGCAACCGAACCCCCAGAACCTGCGGTGCCACTTACAACACGTAAAGCTTTGTTATCGTGTGTGGTTGATTTTGTCCACCCCGTTGGCGCAGCGGTCTGTACGAACAGCATAACGCTACCAGACGGAACGCTGCCCCCACCGGCAGCTGCACTTACCCAAGTTGTACCGTTAGAAGTAAGAATATTACCGTTTGTACCCGGCGCTACGAACTGTACAGCAGATGTGCCATTACCAAGGATGACATTGTTAGTCGTTAAAGACGTGGCACCTGTACCCCCGTTTGCTACTGGCAAAGTGCCATTTACATGCGTAGCTAGACCGATCTTGCCCCAGCTTGGAGCCGCGCCAACACCGCCAGAAATCAGCGCATTGCCTACCGCTACATCAGCCAAACGAGCCAGCGTAGTCGAAGAGTTTGCGTAGATAAGGTCGCCAGTGGTGAATGAAGTAAGTCCTGTACCGCCGTAGATCGCGGCAATCGTATTAGCGTTCCACGTACCCGCCGTTAACGTGCCTACCCCTGTGATGCCTGTGTAAGAGCCAGATAGTCGCGATGTACCTAAAGTGCCTGACGTGATGTTATTTGCGTTTGTAGTGTCTGTGGTCGCTGACGCAGCCAAGCCTGAAACCGCTGCTGATGAAATGGCAATCGCTGTGTCTACGGCGTTAGTAATCTGACCCTGCGCGTTGACTGTAAAAGTACCAACAGAAGACTGCGTTCCATAAGTGGCAGGTGTAACTGCGGTGTTTGCAATGCTGAACGTAGTACCTGATAAGGTAAGGCCGGTACCTGCACTGTAAATCTGAGCACTGCTAATTTGAGCAAACGTAATGTTGGTTGTGCCAAACGTAATGACACCCGAGGTGTTGCAGGTATAAGTCTCGCCTGCCCCCGTCGCACCTTGCTGCACAAATACAGTAGAGCCCTCACTAAGTCCGGCGGCGCTATTAATGACGTAAGTGTCCGCGTCAGATGAGCGGGTCAGCACCCAGTTGGTGGAGCCAGAACCTACATTAGTAACAACATAAATACCATTCTGTGTTTGAGTAGTCTGCTGGTATATCAATACACGATCATTCACCGCCACCGTGATGCCGTCAATTACCAAGGCAGCTTGCGTACCAGCATTCGTTAACGTCGCCCCAACACCTACTCCAGCACCGCCCGGTTGGTTATACGTTGCATTTAAGTTGATTGGGGACTCAACCCGCACTGGCTGATGGAAATGAATACCGCTTGCTGCAAGCGTGTCAACGTACGTTTTATTGACTATATCGGTACCGCTTGATGGTGTAGTGGCTACCGTACCCGAAGTTAGGGTGGCGGTTGTGGCGTTTAAAGTGTTGAATGTGTTTTGAACTGGGTACGCCCCGGCGGAATCTAAATAGACTGCACGTTCCGATGGATATGTACAGAAGACATTTTTAGTCCCGGACGCAAAAGGTACGAGCGAACCGCCGTTACTTGAAGATAAAACCGTATCACGCGAGAGCGTCGTACCCGATGAGGTGTACGTACCAATACCTACTTCCCAGTCCCCTGCTATGGGATCATTAATGGCGTAGTAGGTTGTGTTGCCGTTACCAATTGCGGCAAAGGTCTGGAATCCCAGAACTGCACCGCCCAGCGTCAAAGTACCTGTACCAGTTGTAGCAGTTGTTTCCTGAACTCTGTCTTTGACTATAAGCGCCATTTTTTAACCTTGCGTACTTATAACTTGCCACGAGGCGGTCTGCTCGTCATAAATTACCGTCCAGCCGGGAGTTGAAGCTGTGTTTAGTGCAGCCCAATTAATTGCCTGCCCGTTAGCAATTACCGCCCATGCTGGGACTTGGTTGTTGTTTATATCCCCCCAGTTAGCTGTCTGCGGGTCATTGATAAGCTCCCAAAGAAACCTTGCGACCAACTGATCTGCCGCAACGGCTCCCTCGGTAACAGCGGCAATAAATGACGCAAACGCTAATACAACCGCAACAGCACTAGTACCCTCACTTACAGCCGCGTTAAAAGTGGATGGAGCCACTAACGTACTGTCTAAACCACTACTGCTTTCCGCTACAGCAACACCAAAACCAGCATTCGCAGCAATAGAATCGGCACCCGTAACGCTTTCCGACAACGCTGAGTTTAGTATGCCGTTAGCAAAAACCGTATCTAATGCGTTACATAATTCTGCTATGGTTGCGGCATACACAAGCCCACCAACTATGCTATCCGCCGCAGTTGCCGCTTCTGAAATAGCTACTGCAAAATCTACAACCGCGCTAACTATCTCACTTGTGGTAGCTGCTTCCAGCACGGCGGTCTCAAACACAGCTAGAGCACTTACTGCATCATCGCCGCCAACAGACTCTGCAATGTTTGCCGCAAACGCCACTAGCGCAGACACTACATCAGAGACTCCTGCACCCTCTATGACAGATACGCCAAAACTTGATGGTGCTACTAATGTGGCATCTGATCCAGTAATGCTATCGGCAAAGGCTGAATTAAACGATGCTCTTGCTGCTGTTGTTTCCGACGCCGTTACAGACTCTGCTATATCACCAGCAAACACAGCCCCCGTCGCCCCAAGGGCAGCAAACGGCGTGGCTGCGTAAGGAGCATCGGCAAACACGGTTTACGCTGCGTCGAGGCTAAACGTATACGTCACATTAAGTGTGTCGCCAGATACGACAATACGATCACCCGGCGATTGGAAGTCTGATTCAGAGAACAGAACACCAGAGGTACCACTGGATACCGTACACAAAAATGCGCCTGCGACTGTTCCACCTGCACCGGAGATCGTGAACGAAGCGGGGGACGCTGAGTTACTAATAACCGAAGGGTCTGCGGTTGTCGCTGTACCAAATGTCACCGCCTTACGAGCGCCGGAGTAGTCGGTGTACTCTGTCCAAGCCTTAGAAGCTAGAGTATCCGCCGCAGCAAACGTAGTTCCAGAGCCGGGGCCAGTAATGAGGCCAAGGAAGAAAGACGCCGAATAGGTAGATCCTTTAAAGTACTGCGTGTTCATGTTTTGCAGTCCCTCATTAACTACGAGGTTGTGCTCCGAGGTCTCCCATTTCAGATTACCGTCTTTATCTAGGCACTGTACATGGAACACACCACCTGCTCGCATACCTGCTGAAACGCCTGTACGCGCTGTAAGTGACGAGCTTACATTGTCTGTTCCTGCGGACTTTGCGATAAGCATAATTACCTCTTAAGGGAAACGAATTAAAGCCGTCGTTGCCGTATTCGCTGGCATGGTGACGGTATTGTTGGTTGAAGTAAAAGTTTTGTCTGAGCCAAAATCTAATACAGCCACAGATTTGTTAGCCCGCGTCACGTTATAGATCAATGCGCCACGAGCGGTGAAGTTGGCACCGGGCCACGACACGTCATTAAAGTCCACGTATACAGTACCCGCATTTGGGCCAGTAGTTTGTGTATTAATAGTCACACCGGTCATTGTTACACCCCCCGCCACATAACCTGTACCGGTGACTTCATTGTCCGTGGTGTAAACAGTAGTCAACTGCCCAATATCAGAGAACGCCGTGTACAACGCCATTTTGAGCGTATCCGTAGCAAGGTTCTGCCCCATCTGGAGCATCTCCTGCTTGAAACTGTTTGTCAGTCCTTGCTGAATAGGCATTACGGATTCACCTTAATCTTAGCCTGACCATCACGATAAGCATCACCACGCTCAAGACCTGTACCCAGACGATTGAGTTGACCAAGTGCCTCTTGGTATTTTTTCTCGTACACAGCAATTAAGTCCTGCTCACCCTTTAAGAAGGTGTAACCCTCAACCAAAGTGCCGTATAGCAATACAGGCGAGTAGTTATCGCCCAGCCATGTACGCCCGTCAGCCGCCACCGTGATTGACTCAGGATAGTAGTAATAGTGCAACTCGACGTTGTACAGAATGTCAGGAGTTGGAGCAAGGATAAAACTCAACTCATCACTGATCACACCCGTGTTTACGGTCGGGCCAAACAGCGCGTAGTACTTTGGAATGCCTGTAGTGCTTGGGTTTGGGTACGCCGCCCGCAAGAAATTGACATCCTTGTTTAGCAGGTACTCATAGTTGCCACTACCATCTATAACTGCCATCGAAAAGACTGACAGAAAATCTGTTGGGCACGAAAGGTATTGATTGCCGCCAGTGGTAACGCCTGTGACGTTCTTACGCAACGCCGGAATCTGCACCGTGTTATAGATGCGCTCTTCCGCCTGCTGAATAAACAGGTCAATCTGCTCAGTGCCGTCAGACGAAGTAGTACCCGTCCCTGCTACGTCTGTCCAGACGTTTGTCGGGAAGTCGTTTTGCAGGTAGTTCTTGACCGCAATGAACAGCTCGTTATAAGTCATGCCATCGGACCCCGTGCCATTACACCTTTAGTAGCCGCACCGGTACCACGAATCTTGATGCCAGTCGTCTTGGCTTCTTTGTAGTTGCCTTTAGTGACAACGCCACCACCAATATTCATCTCGTTAGTGTATTGCGTACCGGTTTGGTTTTTAACTTCAGCTTTGTTCGGTGAAGGTTTGATCTTTTCCATTATCGACCTCTTCCAGAAGAACGCTGGTTCATAGCACGAGCCATATTGCGGCCCATTTTTTTCATAGCTTCGCTGGTCACGCCACCTTTAGCCATGCCCTTGTGCATCCGCTTCTCGTGAGCCTTAACCTCTGCCTTGGCTACTTTCTTCATGCTGTCCATAATTACTCCTACGTGATTGTGACGTTACCTACTACACTAATAGGAGCCAAAGCATTTGGCGTTAGCCCCACATCATTCCCACTTGCCCCACCCACTGGGGCCCACCCCCATTGGATTACCCGGCTACCACCTGACGGATCACCAAAGTCTGTGTTCAACGTCAACTGTAAACCTGTATAGCCCGCCTGCCTGTAGCTCACATCCGGTCTTGGCTCTCTTACTGCCTGTGGGTCTTGCACCGGATACATACCTAACTGCAACTGCGGCTGATCGGGTTCCCAACACGTCGGGCACACCTTAATCGTAACCTGCTTGGTCTTAATAACCAACTTCTTCAAGACCTTCAGCTTAAAC